ATGAAAAAGAAAATTTTATCTTTTATATTATTACCTACTATTTTTCTTGCAAGCTGTAATTTGTCTAGTAATCAAAATGAAATTAATATTATTTACCAGGATAAAAGCGAAGAATCTATCGATTATGATAAAGGTCTAAAATCAAGTTTTGCAGTCAAAAATGAAGAAACTGGAACATATTCTGGTACAGTTATTGAATATACTAATAATAAATATTATGGTTTAAGTTCAAGTGATTTAGGAAGTATTAATGCTAATGTTGTTATATATGAAAATTCAAAAACAGTTGATGCAAAAATAATAGGTCTTGACACAAAGAACAATTTATCATTACTTGAGTTTAGTGGCGATTCAATTGATTTTTCACTTCCAACAATAGAATACGAATATCTAAAAGGTGAAGCAATATATACTGTTTCAACTCCACTTTCACAAAGTAAAAATGAAATACCATTAAATAGTATTACAAAAGGATATTTATCAAGGGTGGATAGCATTTATCTTGCAAGTGATGCAAGTCTTAATTCATCAAGCTATGGTTGTGGCTTTTATAATCAAAATGGAGCGTTACTAGGCATATTTACGTCTAAAATTGATTCGGATTTAAAGGAAAAAGAATATATTCAAGGAATGTCTTCGGCTTTAAAAATGGAATATGTAATGAAATCTTATAATCAAATGAAGACTTCTGGCGAGGTTAAAAGAACAACAATAGGTATAACTGTTACAGAGTATCATAAAAGCTTAAATGATTTACAAGCACAAATGTATCCAAGTGAAATTTATAGTAAAATTAAGGTGCCTGATTTAGAAAGAGTATATTGTGTTGTTTTAAATGTTGATTCTAAAAAGAATAATGTTGATGGTCTAATTGAGGCTGGTGATATTATTATTTCTTGTAATGACGAGGAAATTATCCACAACTCTGATATATCAAAGGTTTTATCATTTGCACAAATTGGTGATAAATTAACCTTTAAAATTAAACGTTATAATAGTCAAACGAAAGAATTTGATGATTTTGTGCGTGTTATAACTTTAACAAAGTAAATAACCAAAATAGTAAACCTTGCATAAAATATATCGAGGTGATATTTTGTCAAATACTTGTTGCCAAGGAAATAATGGCGGAGTTAACCAAAATGGTGGCGGATTCTCATTTATTCTAGTATTGTTTATATTAGTAATATTGGTGGACGCTACTACAAAAAGCCCAATATAAAAGAGTTAAGATTTCGGTCTTAACTCTATTTTTTAATTAAATTCAATTTCTTGGATTCCATCTTTAGTGATCATTATCTTGTTAATAGAAGAATTGATTAATGTTTTCTTAGCTTGGTCAGTTAAATTATCCCAATCATTTACTAAAACTTTTAATGCTTTGATTTTAAGCCTATTATATCGCTTAGTTTGCTCTTTTTCTTTAAGGCTATCCATTTTATCGCTAAGCTCTTTTTCTTGTGATTTAAGGCTATTTAGTGAAGCAATCACCATATTAGATGCAAGCCTATACTCGGTATCATCAATAACTCCGTTCATAAGCTTATCTAATAATACTTCGCGATTTTTTTCTTTAAGACTTATTTGCGAGCGAACAGCTTGAAGTTCTTTATCCAAATCTTTAGGCTTGGATACTGATAGCTTAATGTTGTTTTCGTCAATACCTCTAATGAATTCGATAAACCAGTTATTGAACTTATTGATATTAATTGCGTAATCACATATATGGTCGTTGTCATACATTTTATGCTTGCTATTACATACATAATAAAGGTAGTTAGCATGATGCTGACGAGTGCCAATTTTTAAACCACAGGTAGCACAAAAAAGTACATCGCTAAAAATATAGCTATCAATTGGATGCTTCCTTTTAAAATATTGTGTTTTCTTTTCTAATTGCGAATAAAGAGTATCCCAATATTCCTCAGTAAAATAAGGTTCAACATTTGTTGCTTTATATAAAATTGCTGAATTTTTAGGCTTCTTAGCACGATCATTAAAGTTGTAATAATAACTAATGCCACTATATCCTTTATACATTGGATTAGTTAGAATTGCTCTTATATCTGAAATGTACCATTTCTTTTTACTGTCAGAAGAATTGGCTGCAGTTTCCTCAGCAATATGTCTTGTTATCTTGTTATAGCTCCATCCTTGTGAAGCTAGCTTATAAATCAGCTCAACTATTGACCTTCTTGATTCATCGATGATGTATTTTTTATTTTCATCGTCGTATAGATAGCCATAAGGAACCCTGCCATTTTTAAGTTTGATGTGCTCGTTCATTAGCTTTTGACGCTTTCCTGACATCATACGTTCAGTAATCTTTTTTCTTTCAAGTTCGGCAAATGCACCCATAATAGAAAACATAGTCATACCAGCATCATCTTTAGTATCAATAGCTTCATCAGACAGTAGAAGTTCAACGTCGGCTTCGTCAAGCTGATTCTTAATAGTAAGAAGATCTAATAGATTTCTTGAGATTCGGTCAGTTTTGTAAGCTATAACGTAGTTGAATTTATGTTCCTTGGCATCTTGTAGCATTTCCTGGAGAGCTTTACGCTTGACAATTGAGTGGCCGGAAATTCCTTCATCGCTATATAATTTATAAATTTCAATATTGTTTTTGTTGCAATACTCGATTAATCGTTTCTTTTGAGCTTCAAGTGAAAAGCCATGTTCAGCTTGCTCATCTGTAGAAACACGAGTGTATAAAGCTGCCTTCATTTTTAAACACCTATCTTATTTCTTTGAATTGATTTTATTGTAAAAGATGTTAAAATAATAGTAGAAGAAGTCCCCCATTTAAGGGGAGAGGCTTACTTGCCTCTCTTGTTTGCTTCATTAATCGTCTTGATTAAATCTCGTTGCAGTTTGATTAGTTCAAGGACAATTTGAAGCTTTAGGACTTCTTTTTTATTATCCATCTTTTAACTTACTTTGTGAAATCATATTTATCTACATATTCAATGTAGTCAAGGAGCTTCTCGGCCTTTTCAATTGACATTGAGCTTAAGTATCCGCTAATGAATTTTCTAGTGTTGGAGTAGTTTATGCCCATACGCTCACAGAATGTCTTTAGATTGATAATATCAATTTTAGACTTAATTTTTTGTCTTAGCTCCTCTTTGATTTCAGTTTGACTTTTTTCCATATATTTTGTATAATGATGATAGAATCATCCCCCTAAGGGGAGAAGAAGAATTATTTCCTCTTCTTAGCTAGTAGGTCAAATATTGAGGCTGCTAAACTTACAATACTTGCTACAAGGCTAATGATTCCTATTATTAAATTTATCATCATTATTTCCTCCTTCCTTATACTTATATTATACAGCAAAAATGCTTGTTTGTCAATAGGAAAGTGAAAATAATTGATGATTTTTTTAAATTTTATAAGTAAAAAAGCAAAGACCACCAATCTTTGCTTCTTTTATTATTGAGTTGTACAGTTAGCTCATTTTCCGAATATATTATATATGAGCTTAACGCTATTGGCAATAAAAAAATAAAATTAATGATGCAAATAATGACATTCTATGTTAGAATAAGAAACAGGAAGTCTATAAAACGGTGCTACTCCGAGTTTCATTTATTGGAGGTGGTGCTTATGTTAATAAATGCATAAGTCCTCCAAGAGTGTTCCTGGAGGACTTACCAAATGCAAGAAATTGCTGCAATTATTAATCTTGTTATATCAGTAATAAGATTAGTAATTCAAATTCTTTCATTTAAAAGGAAGAAGTAGTCTTTTGACTAATTTTTTGCAAGAGGAAAAGAAAACACCGTCGTAACCGGTGTTCCTCTTGTAAATACCATAATTTTTACAGGAGTAAGCCGTTGAATAGGCTTCCTTCTATTTTTATTATATACAATAATTTTCTTTTTATCAAGCAAAAACTATTATATAATATGAAATAATATCTATTTTAGTGCATCTTCAAGAAACATATAGTCAGGATCAACGTTAAAATAAATACAATACTTAGTAAGAGAAGAGCTATCTATTAGCTTGTCTCCAGATTCGTAAGCTATGTAGTCGTTTACGTCTAGCGAAGCTATTTTAGCCATCTCATCACTAGTCAAATTGTTTTTAGCCTTTAAGACGGCTAATCTGTTGTAGTGCTTAAATTCCATATATTTTATCCTCCTTCATGAAATTTTTATTACCTCTTTTTTGCACATTTTGTAACGATTATTGCATAATTTGTTACGTTTTTTGCATAAAATAGTATTGTCAGGCTTGACAAACCTAGGCAAAATTTTGTATAATCAATATGCTTTAAGCGTATGACCCAACACAAACACTAAGGCATCTCCCTGCTTTGCTTGTCAAGCAAACCTGCGTAAGTCTCCCTGTAGTTGCGGCAGCGCTTTTTTATTTATATTTTTTGTAGTCATATATGACTACAATTTTTTTTAGTACAGTCTTGTTTTCATTAATATCCCAATGTCTTTCTAAAAAATCTTTAAGTTCATCATCGCTGAAATGATCTGCATTAAGAAAAACATTATTTATTATTGTCATTTCATTATTTGAAAATTTGCTTTCAATTTCAGAAATCGTTTTATATTTTTTTCTTTTTTCATATGCGTTTTTATCTGTAAAACTTGCTTTTTTATGGAAAAAATCATCAATCGAATTTAACTCTTTGTTAGCTAGCCAAGGGTCTAATTGCTTATTATATGTTTTCTTTAGCTTATGCAAAGGAAAGAATCTTACATTACCTAGTTTAGATTTCATTTGTGGTAGTGTTGATTCAATTATTAATTCTGAATCATAGTTAGCGTTGCTTCTAAAAATATCTTCATAAATTTGATTGATTTCAATAGCGCAATATCCTATTTTCAAGATGGAATCAGCACTTCCTATTATAACTGCTAAGTCATCATTTTGAGTTTTATCAATATTTGTTACTCTAACAATGTTATTATTTTTTTCTTCTGAATAAACAAGTTTAGTAATCATTTCACTAATCGTTCTTAGTAATCCAATTTCAAATTTAGTTTTTACCTCACTTAAAATGTTATATAATACAGTATAGTTATTTAAATCAATTTGTGTCATTGGAATATCTTGGGTATATCTACTATGAATATTTTCTTTACCAGGGTCAACATAATTGATAAAAATCATTTTATTAGCCATCATTTCTAAGTTTTGAGTAGATAAGCAATTTTTAATATCAGATAATATACTATTTATATCAGTGTCTTGAATGCTATATCCCATAAAAATAATTGGATATTCTATGAATGTTGTTAGAAGTTTAGCAATAAGATATTTTTGATTTGCTTCAAGAACATCATAATCATTTAAAGTGAAAATAATTGAATTTGGTTTTGTAACTGAGCCATGAATTTTATATAATTCTTGTATATTGTACAGCCTAGAATTAAGCATTTCTTCCTCGCCTGTTTTAACTGTAAAATCATTAAAGTTTTCATCTAAAATTGTATCATAATTTGTTGTAATCACGTTTGATACATATTTGCTTAACGCTTTAAAACTATCTTGTTCATTACAATAACATTCATTATAGGTACTTGAATTTATTAAAGTTGATAAATAAAACTTAAACGGATTGACGTCACTCATTTTGTCATATGATTCTTGTAAATTTACATCTATTTTTTGCTTGAAAAACATTTCGTCATATTGATCCGATAAATCTTGCGCTATTTTCTGTAGAGACCTGCTAGGCTCACTTTGATACTCTTTTAATTTCCTTCTCATATAATATTTATCATCAGGAAATACATGTTCAGCAATCTGAGTAAGAAGTGTTTTCCAATCTGGTAAATCTTTATATCTTCGTGAAATTCCAGAGCCTATAAATAAAACAGGTTTCACAGTCCATGTTTTAACTATACTTCTGATTTTTTCTTCTAATTCCTTTATTTCCATATTATTCAGTCTCCTTTAATTGTTTATTTAAAAAATGTATGCTATTATGTACTTGCTCGTCTACACATTGTAGAAGGAGGTTACTGAGGCGGTGCTAATATAGTACCGCTTCTTGTTCGTTTATTTCACCCAGTACTTAACCTTAAATACCTCAATTGCATCATTAATAAGCTGCTCATACACATTGTACTTGTCAGCAATTTCCCAGGCTTGGAGTCCGTTCTCCAGGTCTTTTTTTATGCCCTCAGGATTAAGCCCAGCTTCAAGAACTTGGTGCTTCATCGCTTTGTATTCGCAAGATCGCCTGCGTTTAGAAGTAGAAGAGAACTTATAGAAGGTATCAGTATCAATGTGTGCCTTCTCATGACCCAATATGTAGCCGTACTCAAGAGGCTTGTATTCTCTATTGTCTAGGATTATTCCTGTTATGTTATTTGTTTTAATTGTGACTGCATCAAAGCTACGTTCGGTTAGATCCTCTTTGAACACCAATACGTTGTCATCTTGCAGCTTTTGCTCGATTTTCTCAAGATATGTCATACTACCACTCCCTTAATTGAGAAAAATAAAAGCCCATATATAGAAGAAGGGGCTTGGTTAGTGGTGGGAATCGTTAGGATCTAACATTCTTTGGGCCATTTGTAGAATGAATTTCTTATCGGCTTCTGATAGCTTGTCAATGGTACTATGAAGAGCGAAAGAAACATCATTAGGATCAACAGAAGTATTGCGTGCAGGATTTTTACGGATGTCAGTATTACCTAGAAGGTAGTCTGATGAGACGTCAAAATATTTACATAAAATTTCTAGATTTGATTGAGTAAATGGTCTTACTTCATTTTCCATAGCTGAAATAGTAGAATAAGAGATTTTAGTCTCTTCTCCCAGTTCTCTTATTGTTAAGTTTTTTTCTTGTCTTAATTGCTTAAGTCTATTCATAGTATCACTTCCTTATAGTTATATTTTACCCTTTTGTTAGCGAAAATAAAATATTTGTTAGCATTTTTAAAACAAAAGTATTGACTTTTTGAAAAAATATAGTAATATAAAAATGTAAAGTTCGCAAAATGCGAACGAAAATAGAGAAAAGTTCGCAAAAAGGAGTCGTTAAAAATGAGAGAAGTGTGGATTACATTTAAAGAATTAGTTGACTTAACTGTTTGTGTCAATCATCAAGCAGTAGCGGAACTTAATGTTGAATTCTTTGAGATTTCACCAAATAAAGAAGGTAAGCTAGTGATGAGTGCTGGTAGATTCATTGGAAAGGAAAAGTTCAAAAGAGAATGCTACACTTGCTTTACATCCGAGCCATTTGATCATTTCACGTATCACGAAGAAGCTCAGACTATTAATCTTGAGATGTACTAGGAGGTAGCTATGTTAGAAGTTGTATTGTTCTTGGGCCTTGGATTGCTAGTCAGTCTATTTGCTCTAATTAAATAATTTAGCCGGCACTTGAGTATTGTTACCTCAAGACAAATAAACAAATTCGTTCGGCTTTAACTCAATTAAATTCTTATTGATAGAGAGGGAGCATTCGGCATAAACAAAAAAGCTGATATGTGTATTCATATCAACTCATTTGCGGATTTTGTTTAGTTTAAACTTTGCAATAGTATCAAAAGGTTTTATACGTGCTTTTTACGATGCCAACTAATCGAAACAGCTAATTTGATGTTGCAAATTAGCCTGGCTAATCAAATGATTAACTTTGATACGATTGATGCTATAGGGATGTAATACACCATCCCTTTCTTGAAGAATGCTCACTTTACCGGTTCCGTTCCGGGAGGAATAACTATGCCTTACGCATCGCAATTAGAAAACAACAGGGCATAGGCATTAGGGCTTTAAGTAGTTTCTTCAAGCCGGATGCCCCCTCTCTGTCAATAAAAAAATTGACAAAATAATTATAGCATATTTTTTATGCAAAATACAGGAGGAATAAGAAATGAGTTTTAAAGAGTTGATTAAGTCTAAAGGTTTCACGCAAGAAAAATTAGGAGCAATAGTTCATAAGTCACATACAACAATTTACAGTTGGTGTAAGGGGATTTGTGAGCCTGATTGTAAGAGTATTATACTCCTAGCTAAAGCGCTTGATGTAAGTGTGGAACAAATAGTAAAAGTATTTGCTAAGGTAGGTGATTAAATGGCCAAACAAGACAAAGACGCTTGTCCTGAGGTTGTATGGGTTAGCCGTAATTTAAAGTGGTATGGGAATTGCTTCTTAGGTAAGTCCGTAAGCCCTAAGCTAATGCAAGAACTGAAGGAGCGTGGATTCGACGTTGTCAAAACAAAAAAGCCATCTGGAATGTGGCTAGAACTAAAGGAGGAATAAGAAATGATAATGATTGTATCGCTTTTAGGTTTAGAAATGCGAATAAACCTCGCTTCTATAACCAAACAATGGATTAAGGATTTTGTGGAAACAGGAATGGTTGAGGTGAAGGGCTATGAAAGGAAATGCTAGTTTTTGGATTAGCTTGCTATGTTTAGCTATATCGCTATTCGTATTTACAGTAGCATTGATTCATTTAATAACAGGTAAGCTAAGCTGGGTTCATAACTCAAACATTTGTATCGTACTAGCTAGCTTAACAATATTAACGTGTATGATTCAATTAATTTTAGGAAGGAGAAAAAAAGATGTGGATTAGAAGTCAAGATAAGAAAATGTTAGTGGATGCAAGTTATATTAAAGTGTGCCAAGGAGCAAAATGTGTTTATTGGGAGATTATAAACCAACATGCTGTTTCATTAGGTGAGTATGACACCGAATCTGATGCAATGAAAGTAATGGATATGATTCAGGACGGACTTCCTTATGATAGAACAAGGATATTTCAAATGCCAACTAGGGAAGAATTGCATCCTAAAATAGAACACAAAAGAGTAACCGATTTAGGAAAATATACTATGGAGGATTTTAAATAATGAAAGAATTAAATGTAAGAATTACGTTCAAACAAGGAATACTTGGAACACTAACGGGAGATAAGGATGTTTATAAGAACTTCATCGCAAGTAAGTCTCCAGATGCTTCAACACTAGAGGAAGAAGTAGCTAATCTAGGTGAAGAAGCTGTAATCGAAAAAGGAAAGACTATTTTCCCTAAATATGAAGGGAAGCCATTTATCTATGACTATCAAATTAGAGGCTTCTTTAAGAGTGCTTGTAGTGCTTTAAAACAAGTTGAAAAGACTAAGTCAAGTAAGATTAAGGCTTACAAGAAAAAGGTTGATTTAACGATTTTTGTAAATGATAGAATGAACTTTATTGAGAACTACAATGAAATAACTGAATGTCAAAGGCCTTTAAGATGCAGTACAATGCAAGGCGAAAGAGTATCTATTGCAATAAGTGAGGAAATACCTGCAGGAGCAACGGTCAACTTTACAGTGAGATGCTTAATTGATGATGATATTGAACTAGTTAAGGAATGGCTTGATTACGGTCAATACAATGGATTAGGTCAATGGAGAAATTCAAGCAAAGGATCATTCTACTACGAGATACTTGATAAGGACGGAAAAGTCTTAGAAGGCAATTTACCTAAGTAATGGAAAAGCGAGGAAATGCTTTGCTTAGCTAAAGAATTGTAAAGAAACGTTAAGGTGTAGGCAAAGTTTTGATGGGTGATGTGATGTTGAGTTCTGTTGGGTGACGTCGTGTAAAGCGAAGGAATAGTTAGGTAAACTATGGCGAAGTATAGTGTAGGCAAAGTTTTGATGGGTGATGTGATGTGCTGGTGTTGTTTTGAGCGGTATAGTGGAGTAATGGTATGGTGAAGAAAGGAAATGTCTAGTGCTAGAAAAGTACTGATAAGTGTTGTTTTGGTAAAGTTATGTAAGATAGGGCAATGTGAAGTAATGGTGAAGTGAGGTTAAGTTAGGTTAAGGCATGGTTTAGTTAAGTAATGTCATGGAAGTGTAAAGTCTTGCTGTGGCAAAGCGATACAAGGTTATGTAGTGGAAGGTATTGGAAAATAATAATGATTATGCGTTTAGGCATTAGAGGTGAGAAGATGGAACTATTAGAAATGTTAGAAAACATTGAGATTGCATACCATGATTTAGTAATTAAATACTACTATGCATCGAAAATTGATAAAGACAAAAGAAAAGAATTATATTATCGATGTGAGGACGAATTTAAGACACTTAAGAGAGCAGTTGATAGGGCTGAAAACCTTGAAGAGACATTTAGATATTCGTCAGGAAAGCTTTCAAAGGCAACCAAAATATATTCTGATTTAGAAGGCAAAATGAAAGAATATAAAATAATCGGAATAAATTTCCCTGAAAGGAAAATATATTTTTGGATGGATTTTGCACCAATGTATGTAGAATTTGATAACTACAAAGAGATTTGGTGGCTTAAAGAAGACAAGAGCGAATAGGAGTATAAGTGATGGAAAAAAATCAAATATATATGATAGATGCAAGCGGTGATCATCCGGTAACTTTAGAATACGCTGTTAATTTTGCTAAAGTATATAAGAAAGTATCTAAGCATTCTTATGAGCGACTTTACAGGGAATTCGAGTTTACTTTTAAAGGAATTGACATAGCAGAGTTGTTAAGGCTCGCAGGTGTTTAGGAGGTGAAAGAATGAGTGTAAATGAGAGAATTAAGCAGTACTTAGAAGAGCATGGAATTAAGCAAGCGTTCTTGGTTAAGAAGACGGGATTAAATAAACAAATTATTTCATCAATCTTAAATCAAAATAGAAAACTAACTGCTGAGGAGTTGGGAACAATAGCTAATGCGCTTGGTGTAGATGCTAATATTTTTTTAGAATAATGTTCGCAAAGTGCTAAACGTGGTTCGCGAATAATTAAATTTAGGAGGATTTGAAATGAATTACAAAGAAGAAGATAAGGCACTAATTAAAAGTGCTGGTTATATATACTATGACTTCACGGAAGAGAAGGTGCGTAAGATTATTGCTAAGAAGATAAAAGAAGTTACCAATAATGAATGGAGAACGCTTATACAAATGCTATATCCAAACAAAATGGTAGGAAGTGGGCTTATTGATAGTGTATTGATTTTTACTATAAGTCAAAAAACGCATAGGAGAGTTGATCCACCTTTGAGAGCGTATGGAGACGTGCAAGACAATAGAGGCAAGGAAGGTAGCTTACTTAATCAAATTTACAATGCCTTAAAGAAAGCTGGATTTGAAGATGATATACACGAGTCTTGGAAAAAAGAATTGCTTGGAGGAGAAAACTAATGAAAAAGATAACACTAAGTGAGTTTTTTAAAAACGATGAAAAGTTAGCTATCCATTGTGATACAGAAGAAAAAGCGAATTTATTATTAAAAGCGTTTGATAAAATGGGCAAGAGGTGGCGCAGCAATCAATCTTATTTAGAAGAGAATAATTGGAGAGGATTTAAAGAAGAAACCTGTTATGAAAATGATGGTACATATTGTTGTAAAGGATTTTATCCGGGTACAAGTTATATAGTTTACGAATTTGAAGAGGTAATATTGGAGGATGGAAAAGCTAAGCCATACGAAGAATTACCAGTATTATTTTGTGAAGATGGCTTTGAGCCAACCATTCCTCTTCCTGACGTGGAAAAAGAAATTAAGTATGTTGACCAACTAATTAACGAGACAGCAGCTTTAGCTAAAGAAGGCGAAATGTATAAAGATGCCTACCTTGATTGTACAAACTATATTCAGGCTAAAAATAAACTCATTGAGGAAATGAAGGATGAAAATAATTTAAAAGTCCACAGAATTGTTAGATTGCAGCAAGAAAAGATAGAAGCTGAGCGAATAGCTGCTGAACGAAAGGCTGAAGAAGAAAAAAAGCGCGTAGACGAAAGAATAAGAACAGCAAACGAAGCCTATAGTATTGCTGAAAAATCAAATGAACTTGCTAGTAAAAGAATTGTGATATGGGTTTTATTTATAATCGTAAATATATTAAATCTACTTATAAATATTGCCATTATTATTGTGAGATCGACTCGTCATTAATGACTAAATGATTTTATTAAAGCAATGATTGATACTATAAGCATAAGAAAAGAAATGATTAGAGCTATTAATGAAAACTTATTTGCTTTATCAGATTTGTGATTAGCTTCAATAGCAATTTTATTAGCATCTTGAGAAATGTTATTAGCTATGTCTGATTTGGTGTTAGCTTCTTTAGAAAGATTGTTAGATTCCTTGGGTAATGTTAATTGAGCTTCAATGGTTCGCTCGTATTCCTCAATTGCAGCTTGACCAATCACTGATACTTGAATGAATGGATAGTTATATTCATCAAGTAAACGTGTATCATTATCGATAACATAACAAATAAGTTTGTTATCCCAATAATATTTAATAGCTATATCATGATCTAAATTTGGCTCTTTTTGCAATAGTAAGCATGCCAAATTATAAGTTGTGCAAACTGGAGCGGCATTTTTCCTCTGTTCGTCATTTATTTTCTTAAGGATTTCATAATCAATTTTGTGTAGATACATAAATATCACACTCCTATAGGAGTAATTATATCACTAATCATTAAGACAAGCTAAACAAACATAATTTATAGAAAGGGGATGGTTGTATGGCAGTTACCGAAATTATAAACGGAATTAAATGTACCTTTCCAGTTTCGAGGCAAGAATCACTAGGCCGATTTGTAAGACTAATTAAGGAAGCTGTCTTACAAGAAATAGAGGATGGAAAATTGCCTCCTGACTATTTAGACAAGAGGTTAAAAGAAGAAGGATTTACGGATGAAGATATAAAAGAGTTAGAAAGGCAGGCAGATGAAGAAAATGACGAATGAAATACAAATTTTTAATAATCCTGAGTTCGGTGACGTAAGAACAATGGAAATTGACGATAAGCCTTACTTTAATGCTAGTGATGTAGCTAGCGTTCTTGGCTATAGTAATACAAGAGATGCAATATCAAGACATTGTAAGGGTGTCGTGAAACACGACATAGGGGTCCAAACAGGAACAAAGGCTGATGGAACTCCTGCAATTCAAATGGTAGAAATGTCCTTCATTCCTGAAGGTGACGTTTACCGCTTAATAGTAAGGTCTAAACTTCCACAAGCTGAGAAGTTTGAAAGTTGGGTATTCGATGAGGTATTACCATCAATTAGAAAAAGTGGCTTGTATGCTCCAGATGAGCTTTTAAATAATCCCGATTTAGTAATTCAAGCAATGACTAAGCTTAAGGAAGAAAGGCTTAAGACTGAAAAACTTCAGGCTGAAAAGGAAGTTCTTGCACTCGAGAATAAGGCAAAAGAACAAGTTATTAATGAACTAAGGCCTAAGCTTAACTATTTAGATGTAATCCTAGGCTCAAAGAACTTACTTAACATTACTCAAATTGCTAAGGATTATGGAATGTCTGGAGTAGCTATGAACAAGATTTTGGAAGGTCTACATATCCAATATAAGCAACGTGATCAATGGCTTTTATATAGTAAGTATCAATCTATGGGCTACACGAGCTCTGAAACAACATCTTACTATGATACTAAAGGGCAGCTGCAAACAAGGCTAGCAACAAAATGGACCCAAAAAGGAAGATTATTCCTTTACGAAATATTAAAGAAGAATGGTACAGTACCAACAATTGAAAAGGAGACAGCCACTAATGGAAAATAAGCAGGATTTATCTGAAATAAGTACTAAAGACTTAGTTGAAGAAATTTCAAAACGTGAAGGTGTAGTTAATACAATACAGGTTCCGCCTCATGCAAAAGTTGATATTAAGACGGAAGGACCCGCAATTGTATTGGTTGTTATTGATTAGTAAATCCTTTTGCAATAGAAGTTGCGTAAAACGTTATGAACAAATTTGCCTTTTGAAGAGCTAATTAAAAAGGCTTTGAAAATACCTTCTGGGACTTTGTAATATTCATATAAAGCACCATTGTTAAATTTAACATAAAGCGTATCAGGTTCATAACCAATTGAATGGACATTACTAGAAACAACCTTAATCATATCCAAATAAATCACCTCGATTAAGTAGTTTGATTAGTTAATAAACTGCTACATAAGTGATTATACAACAAAATAAAAGGAGACAGTTAAAAATGAAAATTAAAAAGATAATTATTGATAACTTTAGAAATGTTGAGCATGAAGAAGTTGATTGTAAACATTTAACTATTTGGAAGGGAAAGAATGAGCTAGGTAAGTCAAATAGACTAAATGCCATCGTATTCCTTCTAATTGGAAAGGTGCTAACTGATAAGTACGGAGTCGGTGAAAATGACATCGAATCAGTGCTTTGTAATAAGCGTGATGATAGAGGAAGAAGAGCTGAATGTAAGGTACAAGCTATATTTGAAAATGGACAAACTATTAGTAGAGTTTATAAGGAACAATGGGTTAAAAAACGTGGTTCATTAGAGGCCATCTATGAAGGTAATGTTACCGAGCTTTACAACAATGATTCAGTCATTAATCAAAGCGAATGGGTTGACTTAATTAACCAACTTTTTGAGATTAAAGAGTGCAAATTTAAGCATAAAGACCTTAACATTATTCAAGCCTACCTAGACCCTCTTTACCTCTTCCAAAAGACTGACTATAAGGTATTAAGAGCATTACTAGAGTCATTAGTTGGTGACGTCACAATGGATGATATTATTGCATCCGAGCCTACTTGTGCATTAGCTAAGGAAGAAATCCTAAAGTACTCAGGAGACGCTGCTAAGGCTCGTACAGGGGTTAATAAAGTGATCACTGATAAGGCAACTGGACTTGATTCTAAGATAACTCAAATTGAGGCGCAGCTCGAGGTACTTCCATCACTTCCTTATGATGAAGAAAAGTATAAGAAGTTAAGTGATGAAGCATTTAACTATCAATTAAACATTAAGAACATCAAGAATAATCCTAACTCAGCAGTAGCAGAATTAAAGGCTAAAAAGGATGCAATCCGAGCTGAATATGATGCTAAGGCTGATGCAAAGATTAAAGAAATCACGATTGAAAAAAGTACCATTCAAAATGATTATACAACGAGCTTATATGAACTTAATGCTAAGCTTCTAGCAAGTCAAAAGAAGGATTTAACTGAACGCAAGAATGAACCTTTAATTAAGGCTCAATCTGAGCTTCAAGTACTTGTTCAACAACGCTATGAATTAGATGCTAAAAGCAATAATGCTAAGGCTACTTATGATGGCTTAAAGAACAAATATACTATCTTAAGCAGTGAGGTTGAATTCGTTAAAACTAAAATAGTCACTCTAAAGAGTGAACTTGCAAATGTAGCTGCAAGAGAGCCTGAGGTTCAAGTGTGTCCACATTGTGGTGGAGTACTTAATGACCAGTTTATTACTGACTTCAAAAATAAGCGTTCTAAGGACGTTGAAGATATCAAGATGAATATTAATTCATACGAGAAACAAAACGCTGATAATCAAACTAAAATTAATGCTATCACAGCTGATGCACAAACAAATGTTGATAACTATAGGGCTTTAATTACAAAGCGTGATAATCTTGATGCTCAAATTGAAGCTAAAAAGGCTGAAATTGAAAACATTAAGCAAATTCCATTTGAGCCTAAGAGTGATGTAACTAAGGAGCTTGAATCTAAGCTACAGTCTTTACAAGCAAATTATGAAAAGAAAAATGCTGAGCTAGCTGCAGCAAGAGATGTTGCTTTAAAAGCTATTAATGATGAAAGAGCCCATAAGATAGCACTAATTGAATCAGACTTACAAATGGCTGAGATTAATCAAGCAACGTATATTGAGGCTCAAGTGAGAGAGCAAGAAAAGGCCCTAGAAGCCGTTAATACTGAGCTTGAGGTTCTTATTCAGGCCAAGACTCAAAACGCTGCTAGAGAGGCTAAAATCAAGGAATTAGAGCGTATTCAACATGAACGTAACGAGAAGCAAGCTCTATATGATGCAATTAATCTCTATATTCAAACAGAAATCAAGCTTGTAAATTCTAAATGCTACGACGCAACAGGCATTAAGTTTGTAATGCTTGAAGACCAATTCAATGGTGGACTTAAAGAGGTTTGCTACCCTGTATATACTGATGGCAACCTAGAAATCCCATTCTCAAATTGCTCAACCTCAAGGAAGCTAATCTTAGGCTGCCAAATGATTCATTCGCTTAAGACTTTAATTGGAAACAATGACCTTCCAGTAATGGCCGATAGATGTGAAGCTTTAGATGATGAGCACTTAAAGATGCTTGGTAAGGAGCAAATGTTCATTACTCAAGTATCAAATGATGAAAAAATAATAACTATTCAGGAGGATTAATTAAAATGGAAAACGTTAAAAATACACAAGAAACAAAGGCGGTTGCTTTAAAGCCTGCCTTCAAGAGTTCTCTATCTAAAATGACGGAGACTTACACCAATTCGATAGTAGCTACATTCGCTGATATTCACCTCGACTTAGATGCATATCAGAAGGTATGCCTTGCAAATGCTATAGCCAAAATTAATGAGCTACTTACAGCCAATGACCTCGCTTTTAATTCGCCAAACCTCGAGCAATCTAACATCACAACAGTCTTATCACAAATTGCTATGTTCAAGCTTAACCCTGCGGCTTCACCTAGAGAGTGTTATTTCCAGTTAAGAAATTCTAATGGAAAGAAGCTTATTGAATTTGGTGTTGAAGGTAATGGAAACGACGCCATTCTAAGAACTTACGGAGTAAATGTTAAAGAAGTAATGCCCCCTATCGTTATTAGAGAAGGTGACGAGTTTAACTATCCATACTTCGATGGTGAGAAGATGCAGCCATTCACCTGGAAGCCTCATTCTTTTACCGCTAAGCCTATTGCAGTAGCCTATGTCGTGACTAAAAATGACGGAACAAAGGAATATTTAATCTCCGAAAGAGAAAGCGTAGCCACTAATTTAAAAGCTCATATTGCTAACAACCTTATGAGTGCTGAAAAAGACGTTAAAAATAGAATTTTAAACAAAATTAAGGACATGAGCCTTGATGCAATGCTATCTGATCCTGAGCTTTTAGAAGGTGTTGAAACAATGTCTTATGGAAAGCCAAAGACGATTACCTTAATTTCCCCAGCTTGGAAGAGCCCACAGTCAAGAGAAGAAATGATTATTCGTAAAATGAAAAATAACTGTACTAAGAAGTATCCTAAGGACTTTAAGAATAGCTATGTTGCTGCAACTTACGAAACTACAGCCGAGGATGCTCCAAGACGTGAATATATTGATGCTGAAACACAATATTCAACACCAGAAGAGGTTGTTCAACAAGTTGAGGAAAAAGCAGGAACAGAGGCTATGCCTGAGGTTGAGGTACAGGAGCAAACGCAAGAACCTAAGGATAACCTAGAAGCGATTTTTGCCGACGTATTAAAAGAAGATAAAAAGCCTACACCTAACCAAGGAGGCAACAATACATTATTCCCAGATTTGGAGTGATTTAGATGTTTAAAATTGATGTGCTAGCCTCGTCAAGTGCTGGCAACTGCTACATAATCTCTAAGGGTGATTTCCACTTTATGATTGAGTGTGGAATCCCCATAGGGGATATGAACTCAAAAATGCTAAAATTAGGGCTTAATTTGAATAACATTTCCTTTTGTTTAATTTCCCATAAACATAAAGATCATTCACGAGAGATAAAGCCTATAGCAAGGTCAGGAGTTAAGCTAATTGGACCTGAAGAAGTTGTAAGTCAATTTAGAGGTGCTATTTGTGCTAAGCCTAAAGAAATCCTAGAGGTAACAGGCTGTAGAATTATCCCTTTTGAGGTTAATCATGGCGAGTGTTATTGCCTCGGCTATGCTATAGAACACCAGGGCGATTGGTTGATGTTTGCAACTGACTGTAGATTGATTGAAGCTGACCTTTCTAAGTACCCAATCCAACAAATGATGATTGAGTGTAATTACCTTGATGAGAAGGTTGGAGTTGATTCTTACAGAGAACGTAGACAAATCAATACTCATATGAGCTTAGAAGGGTGCATTAAGCATATTCAAAAGTTTAAAAGTTCAAGCCTTAAAGAAGTTTACTTACTACATATGTCAGCAGCCTATGGCGATACACTAATTTCAAAAGCAATGGTTCAGGCCAAATTAAAAGAAATGAATATTGATGCGACAGTTTATGTTGCAAATGAAAGAGGGGGTGTTTGCTGATGGCTGAAAGAAGAATGTTTGCTAAAACTATAATTGACTCGGATGCTTTCTTAACAATGCCAGCTTCAAGTCAAAATCTATACTTTCATTTAGGTATGAGGGCAGATGATGACGGAGTAGTTAATAATCCTAGAACAATAATGCGACTAGTTGGAGCTCACGAGGATGATATGAATATTCTCATCAGCAAAAAATTTGTTATTGTACTTCAAGATTCACTGATAGTCATTAAGCATTGGAAGATTAATAACTATATCCGTAGTGACCGATATGTTCAAAGCAAGTATAAAGAAGAAATTAGTTGCCTTTCGTTGGATGAAAATAATGCTTATTCTGTCAACAACAACCAAGTGACTACCACTTGTCAACCGGCTGGTATACCAACGGTATCCGCAGGTAAGGTTAGTATAGGTAAGGATAGTATAGTATTAAAAGAAAATATAATAAAAGAAAAAAATCAGCCTTTTAGCCCTAAAATCCCTCAAGAACTCCAAGAACTATTCGATTTTTGGAACTCAAAGGGCATTGTTGTCCATAGAACTATCAATGAAAAAATGGTTCAACTGCTTAAAAAAGCCCTGGACCTTTATGGACAAGCTCAAATTAAACAAGCTATCGAAAATTACTCAATAGTCCTAAACGATAGCACTTACTACTTTAAAACAAGATGGACTATAGGAGATTTTGTCAAGCAGACTAATGCTCTTCCTGACTTTCTGCCTGAAGGTATCAAGTGGATTAATTATCAAGAATACCTAAAGAAGTCTAAGAAGGTAAGAGAACAAGACAAATATGAAATTGAAAATTCAAATAAACCAGCAATGGAAGGAATGGAGATACTATGATTAATTTTACACAAGATTTAATTTCAACAATTCCCAGCTTTGGTGATCTTATCATCACAGTTGGTGAAAAAATTACTATCGAGGTATATTCACCTCAAATGAAAGCCACTTATGTTTTAGACCAAGTTCAAATTGGTGAAGAGGAAGGTAGATACTTGCTGTCAAATAAGGCAACCACCAAGCTTAAAGCCTTGTCAACATCTGGAGGAGTAGCTGTTTCCTTCGGAGAAAAGAGGGCTACTTTCTCAAGCTCTAAAGGAAAATTCTATGAAAACTACATTGACCTTGCTGTAGCCCAATACTCTGATACATACCAAGAGCCATTTGAGGTTAAAGGCCAATATGTGAAGAATGCTTTAGGCTTTGTATCTAAAAACCAGCTTAAGGCAATTCTTACAGGAGTTAATGTTTCGCCTAGCCATGTACTTGCAACTGATTCCTTTAAACTTTATCTAGCAGGAACTTATAGCCAAGAAGGAAATGTGACTTTAATTGCATCCTTTGCTCAGTTAGTTTCAAACTATGAGACAGTAAGTATTTCAAAAGGTGAACGTTCAGTTAAAATGATTACTCCTGATGGTTGGACTTATATTTCAAACATTCTAGAAGGTCAGTATCCCGATGTTCAAAAGATAATCAAAATTTTTGATGTGGTTACACCAATTGAAACTAATATTGAACTATTCGAGGCTTTAAAGCTAGCATCCACTTCAAATGAAATGCCAATAACAATTTGCTACGGCAGCAATTCAAGTCTAATTGTCAAAACGGAAGAATTTGAGCATCAAGTTGAAGGCATAGCCGCAATAGAAGATATGACAATTACAATCTCAAAGGAATCCGCAAAGGAGCTATGTAAGTTCCCAGGGAAGCTCGGCTATATGGCGCCAAATAGACCGCTAGTGTGCTTAAGAGAAGAAGACAAAGTACTATTATTACCACTAGCTAAGTAAACAAGGAGGGGTTAAAAATGAAATTAGAAGATTTAGAAAAGGCTGGACAAGCAGCTACTGACTACAAAGGAATTATTGCAAGGTACTTGTTTAATTTTGCAAATGAAGATGAGCATTTTAAACAAAAACTACTTGAAACTGATAAAACGTTAGCGGACTGCATTAGGTACATTGAGTCCGAAGCTAAAAAAGTGGCAGTAAATAGTTGTGCTGTAGTTGAAGACAATGTAGTTTATCAACAAGCAAGACATTATTTCTTGGAGGATTCAATCAACAATGAGGTTAAAGCCTCTCAACCAAAGGCTGCACCAAAGCCAACGCCTCAAGAAGGTGATGAAAATGATGATGAATCCGATGATACTGAAGAAATTGAAAATAAAGAAATTGATTTAAATGACCAAAAAGAGGCCTCAAATGTTGAGGATGAACAAGAAGTCAAAGAAGAGACAAAGCCTCGTAAAACGGCCAAAAAAGGCCAAAAAACGGCACAAGACGAGCAGCCATCACTATTTGATTTTGAATTTTAGGGGGTAAAATGATGAAAAACGAGGAAGAAAGTCTTAGAAAACTGGCTGAGCAGTATATTGCGATAAAGCCTAAGATGAAAAAATCACTAGATGAAAAGCTTAAGGAAATTATTGACTATCAAGTTAATAAAACTGAAATCAAGTTTAGAGAAAATTACCAGTTATACTACTTCCTGGAAAAGTATCGAGGAAAGCTCCTAGTGAGGGGCTTCCTTGTTGCTGCTATGTTTGACTGGAGAAAGAAAAATCCTGTTAAATCTACCTACATTCAAGAAATTTATAGAGCTTATGAAGGTCTAGATTCAGCCGTTTCAAGAGGTATTTATGTAACCACAAGCACATGGAGTTATGGTAAAACACTTCATTATTACGAAGTACCTGACTATACGCTTTTTAGTCAAAATTACTATGCAACTTATTACAATGGCGCTTGGAAAAAAACTAAAATTGAAGCTTATAACGAGTTTAGCCACAAAATGTATAAAACCAGTGATGTATTTGAACTAAAGCCAGAGCTTAAGTATAGCCAATTTGATGTAGAAAAGGATCACCCAATTTCTTTTATCGCAAAATATCAAAAATATCCTGAGATTGAAATGTTAAGAAAGCTAGGTATGAAGAAGTATGAATCTTCAACAATGGTTTTAAAAAAACTTCAAAGCAAGGACTCCAAGCGTTTCAAAAAATTACTGTTTAATTTAAGCAAGACCGAACGCTATAAGAGTGAGTATAAGCAGCTTGGACCTAAGGATTTAATCGCATATTTTAACAAGTATGGAATAGATGCAGTAGCTATAGATACTTACTTAACAAGAAAAGAAATAAAAGAAAGAATAATAGAATGTGTAGATTGTAAGTATTATAACGAGTTAAAAGGTGTGTTTAAGCTTGAAGATGTAGAACCTGTTATAAAAATAGTTCTTAAAGCTAAAGCTGATTGGGGCTATTATAGTGACTATTTACGAATGGCCAAAGAGGTAGGTCATGATATCAAGGATCCTTATTGGAAAATTCCTTACGACCTAAAGAAATTTCATGACAAGGTTTTTGCTGAAAATAAAGCTATTAAAGCTGCCAAGAACAAAGATAACGAAGTTAAAATGGAAATGCTACTAGGTGATATGCTTAAATTTAACACGGAAATAGATGGCTATCAAATTTTTATTCCAACGGATTATGCCACGATTTCAAAGCAATGTGACGTGTTGTACCAATGCTTACTACGATGTGGATATGATAAAAAAGTATTAAAGCAAGATATAATCTTAGTTTTTATTCGCAAAGAAGGAGTGCCAATTGCAACAGCTGAGGTTTATTATAACAAGAAGGTAGGCCAGTTCTATGCTGATGAACACGATCACAATAACTGTACACCGACTAAAGAAGTTAGTGATGTTTTCTATAAATGGCTAGAAACCTTTAAGCCTAAAAAAGCAAATCTGGAAAAGGTAAACAAGCAATTTATAACATTAATGCAATCAAAGCAAAGAGGTGGTATGAATGCTGCAGTATAAATTTGTCCATATTTTAGAATGTGACATTTGTAAAAGAAAAGAAATTTCAACAGAAGGATTGCAAGTTGATTTTGTAGCCAGGGCAAGAGAGGTAGGCTGGATAGTAGGAACTACTACCGCCTATTGTCCTTATTGCGTTAAAGTTCAAGGTATGAGGCGAACACCTAAAGAGCCGAGACAACTTACGATTTTCGATGATGAATTAGAGAACCTAGAAGAAAGGGAGGAAGAACTAAATGGATGATGAATGAACACTTGGTCAAACCTCATGTGATGAATATTTTCTAAGTGATTGCAAAGGCTGTCCGTTAAAAATATGGGATTGTTGTCCAATGGAAAATGGAGTAACATTTGACGAATTAAAAGAAAAAATACAAGCTATTGATTTAAAAAAATCAGTGGCTTCTTTAGAGAAGAAAAGCAAAATTAAGAAAGGAAAAGTGTAAGTATAAATATATTACTATTATTTAAATATATACTTACTATGTTGTAAATTAAGAAATGATTTATAAAGAACTTAATCTTACTCTATCTAATCTTAGAACTAAGAAACTAGAAATTGATAGATTGCAAAAAAAGGTAATAAATTTAGGTGAAGCTTTAGGGTATAAATCACCTACATATGAAGAAAAGGTCCAAACCTCAACAGGAGGAGCTAATAAGACTGAAGATGAGCAATATGCTTTTTTAGCTATAAAGCAAGAATACAAAAACAAGCTTGTACAATTAGAACTTGAGCAAATATACTGGAATACAATGATTAATCAAATTCCTGAATCTAAATACAGGTTAGCAATTCAATTTTTTTATTGGGATGCAAAGAAGCTAAGTGATGTTGCAGATGAACTAGGTTATGACTATTGCTACATGAGAAGAATTAAGACTATTGCTGTTAACAAACTTTTAAGAATACTTAACAAAAATAGCCAAAAAAGTTAAACAAGTAACAAAAAGTAACAATACTTTGTGCTAAAATGGTATCGTAGAGTTTTGGATACAGGGCATAGACATTAACTCTCTCCCTAATATGCAAGACATAAAGCCCCCTTTTAAACTCTACTACGTTTTTGGTTGTTCATAAGTACAATCTGAAACTCCTTTCTAAAATGAATTTGGTTAATTTTTACATCTATCTTATTTCGGGACCAAATTCTCCAACTAAAGGTCATCACAATGTGGTGGCTTTTTTTATACTCGTAATTGAAAGGCGGTGATAGTATGGAGAAAAAAGCAAAGAAGGCAAAATCTAAAACTAAATCGAAGGTGACAAATACCTCAAGTAAGTTGACGGCTAAACAGGAGCAATTTTGTCGAATTTATATCGACATATTGAATGCGACTGAAGCTTATGCTAGGGCATACTATCCGGAAGACCCGTCAAAGGCGAATAGAGACACTTGTTGCGCTAATGCTTCTAAAACGCTTAGATTAACTAAGGTCCGCGCCTATATCGAGAATCTTAAAGCTCAAAGAGCAGAAGAACTACAAGTTGATTCAAGCTGGGCACTAAAGAAAGCCCTCGAAAATTACGAGATGGCCAAGAAGGGAACTCCAATTGTTCGGTTCAACAAAGAAACCCACAAGTTTGAGGAGACAGGAACCTTCGAGACAAACGTTCGTGATGCCAATGATGCTTTAAGACTTATTGTTGACCTATGCGGATTTACCGAGAAGAAGGTTAGCATTGAGGGCTCTTTGGCAACTTCTACAATAGTTCAGGAGGACGTATAGTATGATACAGTCACAACAAGAACCTACTATAGTGAAGCTATCTGAACTTATTGCCCCCTGCTACTATGATGAGTATAGAAAAATCAAAGAGGATTTAGTAACTTATTTTTTGAATAAAGGCGGTCGTTCCTCTTGTAAATCGTCTTTTATATCAATTGCCCTTGTCTTAGGACTTAAGAAAGACCCTATAGCTCATGCAGCAGTTTTTATGAAAGTCGCAGATAAGATTGAAGATAAAGTAGCAATGCAAATTCAATGGGCTATCAATGTGCTCCATTTAGCCCACGAATGGAAAATGACAAAAAGGCCTTGCAATTTCATCAATATTTACACAGGACAAAAAATCTTCATACGAGGCCTCGATGACCCTGAGAAGGTCACTAAAGGTCTTAAGCTTACAACAGGCTATTTCAAGTACATTTGGTTTGAAGAGGCGAACGCTTTTACTAATTATGGTGAAATTAGAACAGCCTTAAACTCTTTATTCCGTAAATCTGATGTTAACCTTGAAACGCACTTCAAAGTATTTTTCAGCTACAACCCGCCAAGAGAGCCAAACAATTGGATCAATAAGCATGCTAAGGAAGTTAAGAACAATCCTAACTGGTATGTTCTTGCAACGACCTATCTTGATGTTCCTACAGGATGGCTTCCTAAAGAGTTCTACGATGAAGCTCAAAGAGTTAAGGAAGTGGACGAAAGAACTTATCGCCATGAGTACCTAGGAGAAGCTGTAGGACGTGATGGATTAGTATATCCAATGTTTTCGATGGAAGAACACGTTATCAAGCAGCTTGAAGGCAAAGAGGCTGTCGTAAGAGTTGTGTGTGGTATAGATGGAGGAGCAATTATAGATGCTACAACCTGCGTACCACTTGCAATTACTACTCATGGCAGAATAGTATGTCTTCCAACAATGTACTACGACCCAACCGCTCCAGGACATCAGCCGTTAGCAACACAAGACCAGGCTATTTTAATTGAGAACCACTTAGAGCAGCTATGGAATGCTTTAGGGTATCAGCCTAGTATGGTGGAGCTAGTCATAGATTCGGCCGCAAGCGATATATTCTTGCAACTATTACAATACGGCCACTATAACACAATGAAGGTTGGAAAGAAAGACATTATGGTCGATATGAGGCGCGTTCAAGCTTTGCTATCATACCAAGGCGCCTTCAAGATTATCGACCAAGGCTACAAAGACCCTCTTACTGGTTCAATTCTAGGTGAGCACGATATGTTAATCGAAGAATTGCAAAGCAAGGTTATTGACGAAAAAACTGGCAAGCCTGAGGATGGCGGCGACCACGATATTGATGCGCTAAAATACGCAACATACAGATTACAAGAGGAAGGAGTGATATAAAATGAATCCATATATGCCAACTAATTTTAGAACATTTTGCGGAGCAGGTCCTAGAATAAATTACGCGGACCTTAACACTTATGTACTACTTTATCCTGAGATAGAGCGCTTGGCTCTTATGAACAACATTAAGGCTGCTAGATGGGCTTTAGGCTATGTTCCAGAAGTTCATGAGTTATTTCTTTCATCAGGAATAGGTGTTGAGACTGTAAATGTTCTTGTTGATAAAATGCTTCCTTCCAAGGCAAAGGTTGGAGGCAAAGACCCTCAAATATTACAAATAAATAAAATGCTTGAAAAGCACCTGTCAAAGAATATTAAAAAGCTGGTCAAGCAAGCAACACAATACGGCTCAGCGTTGGGTCGTATTTGTTTTAATTCAATAACGAAAAATGCGTACATAGACTCAGTGCCTTTAGGACGATTTAGAGTTGATGTTGACGAGTCTGAAAGGGTAATTAAATCAACTTGCTACTTAGAGTCTAAGAAAGCAACTGAGGAAGGGACCCTTACAAGATATGTTTTAATTGAACGTAGATACTTCGATAATGACAATAAGCCTAAAGCTTACTACGGAGTTATCAAGATGATGTTTAATTCCCTAGTGGAAGATGCAAGTCAACTAAAGACTATTGAGTTCGATAAGAAGAACTTAACACCATTAGATTTAAAAAAACTTCAAGGAATTTACCCTGATTATCCACTTTACAAGGAAGTTGAGCTACCATTCGACAATTACTTAGGTGTGGAGTTATTTAACTACACTGAAACCAATTCGAAGTTCCCTAATTGCTGGTTCGGTGAAGCAATGCTTTCAGATGTAGGTGATTCCCTTTATGCGTATGATCACGCTTTTACAGCTAAAGAGAATGACAAGTACTTAGGACGTGGTAGAGCTTTAATTCCATCTCAATTTCAAAACGATGAGAACTTAACTGAAAAGAAGAAAAGCATTATTGGCTCAATGACAATAAGTGCAATTGGTGGAAGTCAAGAAGCACCTCGTATTGCTAGGCGAAAAAAGCCTGAACTTGATAAAACATTCTATGATGAGATTGCTCAAGGCACAGGCGAACCTGTAAGGCCTACTTCAATTCAGTTTAACTTAAGGACCGTTGAATGGCGAGAAGAATTAAATGGAGCATTAGGCGATATAGCTTCAAGAGTCGGAATTAGTGCTGTTGACCTTGACACAAGGCTTAATGGTTCTCAACAAAGAACGGCAACGGAAGTCAATAGAGATTCCGATAAGACACTTACTACAGCCTCAGCCAAAAAGGAGTTATTTACTCCGGGGCTTGATGCCTTAATCGAGTGTTTAGTTCATTCATTAGGGGATGAGTTTAAAGATATTGATTGCTTCATTGAATGGCCAAAGCAAGGACTAGCTAATCCACAGGTCCAAACACAAGTCGTTAGAGAACAATATGATGCACATTTGCTTAGTCGAGAAACCGCAATTAAGAGACTTAACCCTGAATGGTCTGACGCTGAGGTTAAAGAGGAAATCAAGCGTATTGAAGCTGAAGAAAATGTAGTCTCAGAAGATAGCCAAGATAGTGACTTAACTGAGGTAGCTTAATGCCAAATAGTAAAATCAAGCCTGAAGACACACCCAAGGCAAAAGAAATTCTGCTTAGAATTGAAGAATTCAAAATCCTTGTTAAAAAGATAACTACTGAGGCTTTAGCTACTCCTACAAGTGAAGAGTTTGTTAAGGACAAAATCAATAGTGTGCTTAAGTCTTGTAAGGACTTTTTAAGTGATTATGGTACAAATTATCAAGATTTAATAAAAAGCTCGTATAACGGCCTTAGGAGCCTTGCTAATAGGTGTTTAAATGAGGTCCAGTCATTCTTTAAGAACAACAAAGATAATCTTCTTGCTAGGAACCTTGCTCAAGCATTTGCTAAGAGTGATAAGCCTAAAAAGACAGTTAATAGAACCTTCGTAATAAATGGTGGTGAAGCCACCTTAGAAGAGGATATGTCAGTTAAGTTCAAAGAGACTTCAGGAGAGTTTGGCTATGACCAAATGATTATTGATGATTACCAAGCCAGAGTTAAGGAAGCAATTAATACCATATCAAAGCAAACACTAACTGAAAAGACCTATCGTGAAGTGAATGGCCGTAAGGTTGGTGCTCCCGTCTTTGTAAGTATTAGAAATAAAGCTGAGATGGCTGTTAGGTATGACGCAATGAAAGAAGAGCTTAAGGAGCTTGTAGCGGATAAGGAGCAATATGTTATTGTATCCCAACACGCTGACGCTTCCTTAAGATGCTCCCCCCTACAAGGACGCTTATATAAGTTAGACGTTAATCCTGAAGATCATATTAAGGTTGTACTTAGTTCTAAGGAGCTTGGTTCCAAGAAACCTAAGGAAATTGGCAAGGTTGACGGCAACCCTTATTACTCACTCAAGGAAGCAATGAGCTATGGTCTATTTAGTTATAATTGCAGGCATAGGTTCATTAAGTATATTCCAGGGCAAAAGATAACACCTCAATATCAGTATGATTCTAAAGCAGCAGAAGCCAAAAGAGAGATTGATACTAATATGAGAGCGTTAGAACGGCAAATAAGAATGCTTAAGGAACGTGAGGTATTGTCGCTAGACCCTAAGGAAAGAAAAGCCTACATTAAGGCTAGTAAGCAAGCTCAAGCTAAATATAGAGCTTATGCTCAAAAGCATGGCCGTGTAATTAACGAGTGGAGATGCAGTATTACTAGAAGTGAAAGAGCCGCGAGAAAATTGACAAAAACTTCACAAAGTGATAAAATAAACATAGAGGTTGATGAACTAACACCTTGTTTAAAAAATGCAAAAAATGGCACGATTGTTGATACTAATATTTCACCATTTTCACCTACTAAACAAAATACAAAAAACTGGGAATTTGACTGGACACTAGAAAAAAAACAAAATCGTGATATTTATGCATTAAGAGTTAATGGCGATGATGATATAAAAGGCTTAATATCTTTATCAATTGATAAAAAAGATTATCAAGCAGTTATGGTTCATTTGGTTGAAAGCTCGCCGCAAAATAACCCACATAATAAAAAATTTAAGAGTAAAGAGTTTTCTGGAATAGGCGGACATTTATTTGCGTATGCTGTAAAATTAAGTTTTGAAAATAATCTTGATGGATATGTTTTCTTTACCGCTAAAACAAGATTAATTGACCATTATTCCAAAGAATTAGGGGCTAAATTGCTTAACGGAAAAGGTGATATGTTTATTGAAACTAAGGAGGCTAAGGCGCTTTATGAAAGATATTACGGAAAAGGACACTAGAAATCCAATTGATGAAGAAGATGATTTTTTTCCTTTTGTTGTCCCACTAGATGGTAGGAAAATAGATGGAAAGGCTATTGGTGAATTAATCAATTATTGTAGGAGAACAGGCAAATCAGTATCAGACTTTACATTGGAAGAAAAAATTAAATATCGTATAACTGATGGTAGTTACGATCATAAAAAGTATGGTGTAAAGCCACTTAGTGAGTAAAATAATATGAATTTACGTCAATATTTAAATAAAAAAATTAGGATTGAAGACACGAGTGGAAATATTATAGAATGTACTCCTACTTGGTGGGAAGATGGTTATGACGAAGCTGAGGATTTGCCGATATATGGGAAAGAAAATCTTACCTTTGATGAAAGGCCTTTCAAAGTTATAAAGAACGTTGATTATGATGGATATACAATAATTCATGAGATTTATATAAAATCAATTGAAGCTATAAAATAGCCATTAAATAATTGAATAACAATTAAGCACTCCATGACGGGGTGCTTTTTTCATACCCTAAAGGAGTTGATACTATGAAATATGTTTTAGCAGGAGCAGGTGTTCTTGCGTTTATATGGATAGTACTTAGTTGTCTTTTTGACCCGCCCTAAGTGCTGTAAATAAGAGGATTTTGAATCCTTTTTATTTTATCCAAATGCGGTTAGAAGTTGCCGCAATATAAATTAGCTTTTTGGTTGAGAGCACTTACAACGTAAAAGAAAGGCACATAAAAAAATCTAATCGTGAGATGTACACGTAAAAAACAGTAGGAGGAATTTATGAGTTTTACAAGAGAAGCAGTTAAAAAGGTATTCGAAGGAATAGAAGGAATCACAGATGATATGATTCAGCAAATAATGACCCTTCATGGAGTGGATTTAGAAAAAAACAAAGTAAATCTAGATGATTACATTCCAAAGAATCAATTTGACGAGCTTAATGGCAAGTTTACCGCCAAGCAAAAGGAATATGATGACCTTGTTAAGTCATATGCAGACAAGGAAAAGAACACAGCTATTAATCAAGCTATTTCCAATGCTAAAGGTAAGAACGCTAAGGCAATTTTAGCCCTAGTAGATAGCGATAAGATTACTTACAAAGATGGTAAGCTAGAAGGCTTAGAAGACCAATTAAAGGAGCTTCAAAAGAGTGACGCGTACTTATTTGATGCACCTGCTAAGCTTGATAACATCCCTCAAAAGGATGCAGGCCCAACTGATAATAAGAATTTTATTGCTGAAATGCAAAAATTATAAAAACGAAAGAAGAGGTAATTTAAAATGGCAATTAGTCCAGCAATCGCGAATAATATCGCATTAGTAAAAAATTATGTAGACGATCCAAATTCATTATATGGAGTGTTTAGAGCAGCATCTTTAACTACTGATCTTGAAACTCCATTTCTTCAATTTGTCGGGGAAAGAACAATGTCTTACCCTGTGTTCCCACTAGAAAATGGCGAACTTGAAGACTATGATCCAACTGTAGGATATGCTCGAGATAAAACTACTTATGAGCGTAGAGAAATTACAGTTACTCAAGATAAAGGATACCAATTCCCTATTGATGCACTTGATTTAATTGATTCACACACCACTGCAATTATGCATATCAACAATAAGGTTCGTCAAAAGGATGTTCCAGCAATTGATAGGTACCGTTTAAAAAGGTTATTTACAGGTGGTACACAACATGAGGTAGCAGCAGTTACTGCTGATAACATATTAGACCTTTATGATAATGCTATCAAGGAACTATTTGACAAAGAATACCCAACAGCAGGAACAATTCTATACACCACATCAGATGGATACAAGGCGATTAAAAACGCAACACAAATTAGACGTAATATTTCTGTTGATCAAAAAAATAGTGACATTAATCGTGAGGTTGAATATCTCGATGGTATTACTAAAATTGTTAAAATTCCTGCAGATCGTTGGCCTGATAAAACATGCCAATTTATGCTTGTATCCCCACTTGCTTTAATTTGCGGTATTAAGCGTAATGTTAGTCGTATCGTTGAAAATCCTGAGGATATGGACGGAATCAAAGTTAATCGTCGTATCGTTCATGACTGCTTCATTCAACAAGACCGCCAAGTTGGTGTTTACGTTGCTAAAACTGCAGCCTCTAAAGTTGCAGCCTAATATTGTTGGGTAGGTAAATCCTACCCTTCAATTACTATTTAATGAGGTGATAAGATGGACTTACCATATAATGTTTATATTACAGAAGAAGACGTGTTAAAACGTGGCTATAGCTTAAAGGATTCACTTGCACTTGATGACCAGGGCGAGATTTCTAAGACAGTAGATGCCTTCTTAACTGAGGTCGCAAGCTCTGTCTATAACTTAGTTCTTGATTTAACTAAAGACACAGGAATAGCAACGGCTATATGTCAGTCAGTCAATTATTCTAACGATATAGCTTATGCTCAACTTGAACAAGCCATTTACATCCTTGAAAATGGTAACTTGCTAGCTACTTCTGGAGAAGGTACACAGCTTACACTTGAAGATATTAGAGGTCAAAAAGCCTATTCAGCTATTGCTTATAATCATTTGAAAAGTACTCTTAAATACTTATTCGGAGGTATTTGCTAATGGGATTTAACACAATTCATAGAAATGGTGAATGCTACTTAAATGGCTTTAATGAGAATAACCAAACTAGCTTTAAATACAAAGAACTCAACCAACAGGAACAGCAACGAGTGTCAATATTAATGGGACTTCATATTGAAGGAGCTTCCTTAGTCATTCAAATAAATGGAAGGTCAAACATTAATAATAATGATGTTCTAAGCCTTGCTGATGGCAGAAAATATAATGTCACATCTATCGGTCGTGAACATTCTCCAAGGCCGTTAATTCATCGTAAGGACTGGGATAGAGTGACTGGAGGAATAGTGATTAGCCTTGAGTAAGTATCTAACTGAAATGGAAGCCAGGAGTTTGATTAGTTGCATTAAGCAGCATACTCCAGTTGTCACAGGTAATTTAAAAGCGTCCATACAATTCGTTAGAATGACTACTGATGGATTTGTTGTTGCGGTTGGTATTAAGAAAACAGGCATGTCAGGGGCTAGTCCTTCAACCTATGCTAGCTTTGTTAATTACGGCCATGAGATTTATCCCAAGAGTAAAAAGCTAAGACGTGATTATAAGTTTGTTGAGCATGGAATCCAGCAATGGGCTGATGAGATTAAAAGAACTGTAGATTATAAGATGAGATTTGAAAAGAAAGGAAATGATGAATGATGTACAATTCAATAGAAAGTCAATTAGCTAATTGGCTAAGCAAAAAACTTGGAGTTGAAATAACCCCTGGAAATGATGAACCTGTACAAATTGACATTCAAAATACATCACACGGAATATTAAGGATTCAAGAAGATGATCATGGTGTTAATGATGAAATATATACCGAAGAAGCATCCTATGTCATTGAGTATATTATTCACGAGGACGATAATGAGAAGTTTTTGAAAAAGGTAAGAAGCTTAGCTTTAACTGAAAAAGCATCTAATGTTGAATTTGAGGACAACACTCTATCTCTTGAAGATGGTATTAGAGGAAAGTTTTATTTTGGCAAACTTATTCAATCAGCTGAAATAGTTAAGTCAAATGGTGAAGTATTCATTCCTTATGAATTAAGCTTTTCACTCAACTTATATGAAAGTTTGATTCCATCAGATGACTTATTAGTTACTATTGATGGAAATGTTCTTAAAGGAATAATAAGCTGTGTTCCAACATATTCATTTTCAAAAGAAGGTTTTGTAAGGCAAGGCGAAACATTGCCTCAGTATGAACCGCAAAGCAAGACGCTTGTAGTTACTATTTCATATTTGCCACTTGCACATAATGAAGCATCCAATGCTTTAATTGAACATTTTAATACGCTTGACGAGGAAAGCGTTGATGTATCTATCAAATGGCCTTATGAAAGCTCTGCTGAAATTCCTACATTGCTAAATGTGTCTGGTAAATTTTTTATTAAGGATTTAACTTTAAATCTCAATAAAGGTAATTATGGCGGACTTAATGTAGTGCTTGTTAAGGAGAATTCCAATGGCTGAGTCAATAATTAAAGTTATAGTAACGGATGAAATAAAAGGTACAGGTCAAGAAGTAACTACTACAACTATTACATCACATGAGCAAGTTAAGAAAGCTTCGCCTTCTAAAAAGAAGGATGGCGGAGATTCTAACTCGGCCTTTGCTAAAAGTATGATTGGAGCTTATAACGTTGCTAAAACAGTGTCTAACCAAGTCCTAGCTAATGTTGGTACTTATACAGGTGATTCACATCTTCAAACACAAATTAATAATTTCCAAACTGGTATAGGATTAGCAACAATGGCTGTTATTAGCCCTACAGCTGCATTAATTTCAAGTGCTATTTCAATTGGCTCAACTATATTCCAGGAAAACCATAGAAGGAAAATGGAAAATATATCGCTTTCAAATGCTAGGGCAAGAAATGGGTATACTGATACAGCTTCAATATTAACATCAAGGAGGCATTAATATGCAAATATTAATTCAAAAAAATAATAAAGATATCAATTCATATATTGATGTTACTAGTAGCATTGTATCAGAATTGACTTTGGATGAAAGAATAGATCAAGTACTTGATTCAGGTACTTTTTCTTTTTTATCTAGAGATTTTACAACTGCAATTGAACCATTTACAAGGTGTATTATTAAAGGAATTAATAGTAAGTATGGTATGTATGATGGTTGCCTCTCTTTCTTCTGTACTTCTAATTGTAATAAGTACCTAACTGTTGATGGTTTGTATTATCACGAGGTACAACTATATGAGCCTACAAAGCTTTTAGAGTGCCTTATTTTAGGCACGAAGGCGTTTTCTCATGTAGAAGGTAAAAGCAATTATAATAGCAACTATGATCGAATTCAGATAATTACTGAACTGATGAATCAAAAGTATGACTATTATATCGAATTAGACGGGAGCGTAAATCCGTTTAATTTATCTAGCGAGCGTGAATATACCTTCGGTGCTGGAACAACTATGTTTGATGCGATAAACGAGATAATGAAAACCGAAGGTTGCATTCCGAGGCTTTGGTTTAAGCAAAACTCGGGTTATAAAAAGTTTATTTTAGGCTATCTCAAAATAAATGCATTAAAAACCAGTACTATAGTGCCAATTTCACAAATTACAAAGCAAAGTAGCACACAGTCAGTTGATGAGTATTGTTCGGAAATGGAAGCTGAGTATTCTGAGGTAGTTGATAGAGATACATTACAAGATGTAGTTTTATCATGCAGAAGTCAAGGTGACATCATTTCAAATGATACAGGATGTTTAATTTTGCCATCCAATATCGAGTCTTTATACAGCTTATCAATTAAGTATGATAAAAGCACCTTTAAAGACGCTAAAAAATTAATGGGAACAAAAATAATATTGCTTCCAAAAGAGGCAGTAGATGCTTCCTTAATAGGAAATCCAGACGTTGATAAAAGCACTTCAAATTATACAAATGATAAGGTTGACAACTATATCACGAGAAAAGTGGCGCTTTGCTTTCACGCAACGAGTAAGAATAGTTTTATTAATGAACTCTCGATTAAAGCACCAAGTGTCTTTAATGAATTGCGTTCAATGTTAAATGATATTGGTGTTGATGATATTCAAATGAACATTAATACATCCCAAGATAGTGGAAGGGGAATTTACTTCTTTATTTTTAATCAAGGTAACGTACAGGTTAATGCTGATGTAGAAGGTATCTTAGACAAGTATTATTTATGCACCATTCTCGATGAGCGAAATGTAAGCAGTGAATTAGAAGAAAATCCAAATTTAGCTCTTAGTTCTGCATGGATTGATGTTACACATACTGCCTTGAATAAATCTCAATGGGACTTGCTAAACGCTGAAACAAAGCCTAATTATGTGTATTGGGAATCAGGCACTAATTATATTGATGGTTTTCATAATACATTTCATGATAATTACTGGGAATCAATAATATTTGACAAATCAAATTCTTGGATAGATTCATTAAATGGTGGTTCTTACACGTATTTAATGAAAAATGAAGCTCAATTATATTGGAAAATTGTTCAAGATAACTTGAATAAATTGCGAGGAAATAATATTAAATATTTAAATGAAACAGTGCCTTTAATTTTAAATTTATATGATGAATTAACTCTTGGACTTCATTTGATGAATATTCCTGAAGCAGCAAGAAAATTAAATAATTCCGATTTAAAGTATAGAGCTTTAGTATATAATGTCAAATATTACACTAAATCACCTACGTTTTTAAGAAGTGAAAAAACTTCTTTCAAATGTCAAATTCCAACATCAAGAAGTTATAATAACGGGGCAAATACGATTGATTATAATTTGCTTATTCCTGCAATGCAAAGAGCTGTTGATATGCAAGGACTTCCTGTTACAACAACGTATTCTAAGCAAGATGTCCCAGTAGGCACAAGGCTGGAAGAAGGATATGTTATTAGTAAGGTTTCAACAATCAGATTAAATGGTGAAAGAAGCTATAGTTCGTATGTTTACAATCTAAGTTCTAACTATCAGCAAATAGCGGCTGCAATTGGAGTGGATACTCAGTACGAAGCTACTAACCTTCCGCAAACAGGCATTGTGACTAGATTTATTGAATTAACTTGTGCTGATTCACTTCCAAAAGGAAAAATGTATCTTGCGATTCAACATCCAAAGTATTCAGGCTTTTATTTAGCAAAGCCACTACAAATTCTTAAAATTAAAGATGGACATAGTTTAATTTGTGAAGCGAAAGATAACTATTGCTTTGATACGTTAATATCTGGTGATTCGGATAACTATCAAAATAATATGCCAATGCCATATAGTGACAATGATTGCTGTATAGATGATTTTGATCACATTACTATTGGACTTTTAAGAGGCGATTATAAGTGGTTATTAGATGGATTACCTTTACTTATGGATAACTATTTTGATGATATTGCTCATATTAAATCACCATTAATTTACAAGGATGCTAGAGAACGGCTTGTCTTTGTAATTAATCATACAGGGTCAATTCTTGAGGATTATAAAATAACATTAAGTGATCCTGAAAAAATACAATTAAATTATGATGGTACTTCGAAAAAAATTACTTATTCATTTGTTAATGGCAACCCTCAGCAAGTTGAGGCAGGTATCAAGTTATATATGTACTACAAGTCATCGGATGGGTTTGAATATTCAAAGCATATAGTTAACATGTATAAGGATTTAACTGCAGGACAAAAATATTCGGATGAATTTGACTTGAGTGATACTGAGAACTCAAATAAAGCTACAAAATATGAATTAGTTGTTAATTTTAATAACGAAGAATATGGTTCAAGTTCATCTTCAATCTCGGTAAAAGTTTAGGAGGTAATTAAATGTATGTTGAAATAACAGGTATTGAAAATCCAATAATTAGTAAATTCGAGTTAGAACGTGATTTTTACGTCGGAGCTGAATATACTAACCCAATAAAGGTTAAATGGCCAAGTGAAATTGAAAACTCATATATTACTGTGTCATACGAGAACTCAAGACACATGAAATTTGGCCCAGTGTATGCAGATGAGGTTAGTAATAATGAAGCTTTATTCAATCTTACCAATGCTAGAATGTTAGTTCCTGGAGAACTACAAATATCAATTTTTATTAATATTGTTAATTCTCAAAAGACTATTAAGCGTTATGCTGTTGGTGTTGTTAGTGCAATGATTAAAAAAGCAGTATATGACAGCGGAAATATTATTGTATTAGATGAAAGCGATCCTTCAGAAGTAATTATGGATATGAAGGATTCCTTAGAAAAAACAAACAACTTGGTCGCAGCTATTGATACCCAACTTAAAGAGATGGTATCTGAAGATGGAAACTTTCAAGTTAGAGGAAATATGAATGTTGGTGGAACATTGTCGGTAAAAAATGACCTTGTAGTTTGCCAAGCAGAATTAAATTTATTACGTCAAAATTTAGAAAGCTCTATATCTACTTTAGATACTAAGACTAGTAATACAACTACAGCGTTAGATATAAAATTTTCTAATGCAGTTAGTAATTTAGAAGCTAAAACAAATAAAGCATTAAAAAATAAAATAAGAACAGTAGAAACAATCCCAAGTGATGCAGAAGTCGGGGATTATTTTTTTGTTGAGCAGGGTGGTTTAAATATGGCTACGAGTTTAGAAAAAAATGAAGATATAAAGGCTGTACAAGGGACAACTCAATCAATTTCTATTTCACCTGCAAACGATGAAATTAGTGTTTTAAATAATGATAATAAACAAAATTTAAATATTTTATAGTAGGAGGATAAAAAATGGCAACAAAAAATTATACAATTCAGCAAAAACAAGAAAATGGAGATATGTTAATTCTCCATCCTGAAACGGAAGCTTCAGTCGTAAGGATGGCTCCACCAAGCGGTCTTGGTGCCGTTGCTGCTAACACTGTTGAATGTGTTATTAAAAGAATATGGGAAGTTGAAAAAAGCACTGGAGACGACTTACAGGACCGAGTATTAAATATGATCGGCAAACCTAAAAATACAACGATAGATGCTCCAGGAATAGCAACTCTTGATAGTAGCGGAAAGGTTCCGTCTGAACAGCTTCCAAGCTACGTTGATGATGTATTAGAATATGCGAATAAAAGTGCTTTTCCTAATGCTTCAAAAGCGGAAAGAGGTAAAATCTATGTAGCACTAGATACAGGCTTTACATATAGATGGAGTGGTTCCACTTGGGTTGAACTATCTTCTCCAATCAAATTTGGAACAACTGCAGGTACTGCATATGAAGGCTCAGCTGGACAAGCAAATGGAAATGACATTAATGCTATTCTTAATGGTAGTAAAACCGTTGGACAGGCCAAAACATTGGACCATTCAATTGAATTGAGTATCTCACAATCTGATGACATAATGGGATGCTCTACTGATTTTGACGGAAGTGATGCAACAATCACCTTACCAGGCCTACAACTTACTAATACTGGAGTAGCTGCAGGTACGTATTCAGCAGTTAGTGTAAATACAAAAGGTAGAGTTACAGCTGGAGCCCAATTAATTGAGGTTGGTTCCGACAATCAAGCAACACCTTCAGCTTCATTGGCCATTGGTGGAATATTCTTTAAGAAGATTTAGGAGGTGCTGTTATGGCATATAGACTACAAGTTAAAACAAAATCTGGAATGGTTGATTTAGATTTGTATGTTAATCCAGACAACTTTAATGATAGTACAAAATGGCTAAATCATCAAAATGCTCAAAATGAGGTAGGCAATAGTAATAGGCCTCTAGCACTCTTTGGAACAGAAGTATATACAGCCAATAATGCACGTTTTAGGATAAAAGGTCCAAGTGATGATGGTGTCTTAAGGCTTGACTCAGACACAAATGAGACAAGCATTGGTTTTTATAGAAATGGCTCAGTCAGTAAAACATTTGGTGTATCTAGTAATTCTAACGATCAATTAGCTTATTATGACAATGTTGGAGATCATAAATGGCATATCTTGGCTACACAAGATTATGCCCAAAAAGCTTTATACATACATAATATTACTGTACATGGTGCAATAGGCAGTACTTCGATTCATTTTTGCCTGACTGTATATTCAACGAATAATACTAAAGTGACAGAAATTGCAGAACTTAAGACTTTAATTGAATCTCAAACTGACACAAACCCGGCGACTGGAATTACAGTTAGCGGGTACTATGGATCATATATAACAGTTATGATTAATGGCGCATGCAGTGCAAATGCTCCAGTTGTAGCATATGCCACATCAAATGCATCATCATCGGCATCCTTTACTGCAATTTCACTGGCAAATTTTAGCGGAACAATAAAGGATTCAGTTTATAAAATTTAGGAGGATTAATTAAAATGAAAATAGATTTAGGATTAGCATTCGCTCAATTAAAACAAAAAAAGAATTGGTTAGATTATTCAGTTGATTATGGCAATTATGTAAGGTATACATGCTATTTGGCAAGTACGGATTGGATTTCTTATAAACTTTCAGACATTGCTTCAAAGTGTATTGTTAGTGGGTCTACAAGTGAATTGGCAGAAGCTCGAAGTAAATATGCAACTGAACTTCAAAAAAGAGAAGCATATCGTCAAGGATTAAGTGATATTCGTGAAAAGCTTAAAAAAATTCCGGAGCTAGCTGAATTGTTTGCTCAAGAAGAGGCTTAAATAAAATGCTTGTGAAAAATGATAAAAGAATAGCTGATAAGGGCTGTGTTTGTATCCTTAAAAATAAGTTTACTAAAGAAGTGGAATATCTTCCGCTTTCTGAGGTGCAAGTTAACTATCAAGGTGAATTTATCCCATTAGAAAAATATATGTCGCTCCAGGATAAAAAAAATACTGACCTTGAGCAAAAAATAAAAAGCCTAGAAGAGGCTATTTCAGCTTTTGAGGAGCGAATCACTAAATTAATGGCAACCGTTTCTAATGCGGCTACTACAGCCCTTCAAGTGGCTCAAAATCAATCTATTCAAATAGAAACAATTAATCAGGAGGTATTCAAACAATGAGTGAATTTATTAATAGCTTATCAAATAAGACTTGGTTTGTGACAATTGTTTCATTTTTAATTGCTAATCTAGGAACTATCCTATCAATGGGAATAGTTATTATTAGAAATAAGCTAAAAAATGATTCAATGAAGCGAGCTTTTGATGAAGCCTTAGCTAAGGCCAATATTGATGCTACTGCAACATTCAATGACCAATTTGAGGCTGTTAAACGTGAGATTTCAGCAATCATGAACGAACAATTAGAAATCGTTCAAAAGAAGCTTAAAATTGATTCTGATGAACGTAAGGAAGCTGTTGCAGCTAAATCAATTGAGGTAAAGGATCTAATTGATTCTATTACTAAACAGACAATGGCAACCTTGCAAGATTTAGATTCAAATAAGGTTGGTGATGCCGAGTGAAAAATATCGGCACATGGTCACAAAAGAAGCTAA